TTGATACCACCTATAAAGTTCACAAGACCTAATCCAAAATGTTCAAACGCGGCTTATAGAAAAAAGAATCCAACTAAGTGCTCGCCCAAAAAAGTAACGCCTCCTAGAACTCGTACTGCTTCTGAAGCATCTCTCACCACCGCAGCCGCAAATATAAAAGGACAGCAAGGCAAGCATTGCATTGTCCCTATTTATGGAAAAAAGATTTGTCCGGGCGAACCCGGATATACAGGATAAGCAATCTGGCGTAAATAGTGATTACAGATAAAACAATCATTATCGTTGGTCATGACGATACCCCTCTTTTAAGCGCTCAAATAGCACAGAGCGTCACCTCAATCATTGTCAACTACACAGTTGATGGTGCATCTCAGGTCACCGTTGAACTTGTTGATGAAAATCTTGAAATGTGGAATAACAACTATTTTCAGGTTGGTAATATCGTTGAGTTTTTTGATGGTACTTTGACTGAGAACTATATGATTGCTAGTCACGAGATTTCCAATGGTGAAGGCGATTATTTTAAAATAAAATTAGAACTTCGCACAGAGGCGATTCAAAGAATGAAAATGGACAGAAAACCTGAAGCGTTTAAATCAACTACTGCCTATGAATACGCTCAAAAAGTTGCTAAGAAGTTTGGTTTAGAGTTTATTGGGCAGGAACCAAAAGGTATCAAAACGACAACTATTAAGGTCAAGCAGGACAAAAATAGGGAATCTGTTTACGATGTTCTTGTTCGTTCAGCAAAAGACCTGCAATATCTTTGCTTTGTAATGTACGCAATACCTGAAAAAGGTGGAAAAGCGGTTCCAACACTGTTTTATGGTTCCCCAAATTGGCTTCTTGGTCGTTGGGGTGTGGAGAAAACTGAAGTCTTTACATTTACAACCACTGACGGAAAGACAGAGAAGCGTCCACTTTATTTTATTCCTTTGAAATATCCGAATGACACTAAACTCAACTTCTTCCTTACTGGTGTTCCCGAGTTAAGACGATCTATGGATAGTCCCAAAGAGTCTGAAGGCACCGCAAATATCTGGGTTGGAGACAGATATGAAGAGAACATAGGTAGTGCGTATAATATAAGGGCAGGCATGACTGTCGTTGTTTACGGAATCAAGGGTTTCGACAAAACAGCATATTTGATTACATCAGTCGAGTATCAGTACGGACAGCCAGAACCTGTAAAAATCAGGTTTGCAACTTTGGAAAAAATTAACCCCGAAGATAAAAAGAAAATTGACGCAAAAGTCGCTGAAACAACAGTGATTGGCTAGAGAGGAATATTATGACAGCAACTTTAGGAGGTGACGGATTAGACGGTATGCAACGCGCTGACTCGTCTCAGATGACCAATGCCTCATTTTCATCAATTCATATTGGTGTAGTTACAGCGACTTCAGATGCTACGAAAACTGGTTTCGTTCGGATTCCTGCATTAAATCAATCTGCACAACTTGGTCCTTTTAAGTTTTTGGAACCTTTTTCTTTCCCTGTGACTACACCTGTCAAACAGACACTTACGACCACCTCAGCGGTTGTTTCGGGAACTACGGTACTTACGGGTGCTTCGCTCTCCAACACGACTACAGACCTGTCTGGTGTATACTCAGGGTCATTGACGCTACCTGCCGTAGGAACACGAGTGCTTGTAGTTTTCCTTAATGACTCGCTTGACGAGGGTGTTATTGTAGGGAAAATATGAACACCATTCGCCTGCCTATTCGGTTCAGTTCGGTTTCTTCGCAGATGGAAACAATTGATGAAACGACCGACGAGTATTACGCAACATTGATTGGTTTCGCAATACAGATTGAAAACAATTCTTTACCCATTTCAACCTTTTACGGCGCTTCCGATCCAGTTTTTGATGACCGTCAAACAGGAAGAATCGTTCAAGAAGTTTCAAGATTTATCCCCGAAATAAAGGTCATAGAGGTCAATACCGTGAAAGACAATACTGGCAAAGCAAACTTGGCAATACGATTTGAAAGGTTGGCATAATTATGGCGTCACCAAATTTTTCCCCGTACATTGACCTGACTATCAATAATAAAACAATTACAGATGTCTATGACGCTTCCGTTCAGTATGCCCAAACAGCACTTCCAGAGTTTAATCCTCGTGTTGGGACAATTGAAAATGCCCTCCTAGAGGCTGTCGCTCACGCAACTGGAAGTTTAATAACTACAATAAATGCACTTCCTGATGGACTAATGGAGGGTCTACTCAAATTGATGGGCTTTTCACGCACGGAAGCAACCCCATCCACGGCAACAGTATCAATCACCTTGTCAATTAATACAGGCTCAACTATTTCTGCTGGAACTGTCTTCTCTTACAATGTTTTTGATGCTGAAGGTGTTCTGACACAATACCTCTATGAGACAATTGCCGACCTGACGATTGCTTCAGGTTCCACAACTGGAACCGCCGCTGTCGTTGCTTCAACAGCATCGGCATATCCAGATATTCCAGTCGGTACAGAACTGACCGTTGTTTCCAGTACTCCGTTTATTCTTAGCGTGACAATAACTTCGGTTGCAACTGTTGGAACGGATACTGAAACTGACTCTGAATACTTTGACCGCGCTGTAACTTATCTTGGTTCTTTGAGTTCTTCTATCGCAACAGCATCACAGTTAACAAACTATATTGCTATTAATTACCCCACGGTGAGCCGTTTTAAAGTTTTTGACTTGACGCAAGCAAAAGAGAACGACATTGTCAATGCCGTCCTATCATCCAACGTTGTGACACTAACGACCCGTTATGCTCATAGTTTCTCTGTAGGAGACAGCGTAATAGTCGCAGGAATGGCTAATGCTGTCTATAACGGAACTTACACAATCACGGTAGTTCCAACAACAACGACTTTCCGTTACGCAAAGACGAACGGGAACATCACTACTGCCGTAACTACGGTAGGAAATGTTGTTCTTGCTAACGGAATGCTTTACTCAACGGCAAATGTTGGTGGCGCTGTCACTATTTCTATGTGTGACTCAGCGGGTGACGCCATTTCTGTTGCTCAAAAACTGATTATTAAAGAAAATATTGAGTCAAAAGTGGTTGCCGGTCTCAACATTTATTTACACGATATGAATACATTCAATGTTGATGTAGCGGCAACTATCGTAGTTGAACCGAACTACTCAACCACCGATGTTGGTACTGCCGTATCTGAAGCGATAGAGGCTTACCTTTCCATCGCTGGTTGGGATTTTGCAACATCGGTTAGCGCACTGTATTTGACAACAATTGCATCACGCGTAACAGGCGTTAAATATGTTTCAGCGATGGATGCAACACTTAATGGTGCCACCAACTTTGCGTCTAACGACTCCTTGAATGTTACTGTTCTACAAAAAGGCGCCATTCCTATTGGTTCCTGTACGACAACGGCTTCGGCTTAAATATGGGTGTGATTTATAACTATATAGATGAATCGGAACGGATATTCCTAGAGAGTACCGCATTCGCTGCTTCTGTAGATAATTATTGGACTTCAAACGGAACACTAAGTGCCGACCCTGTGGTTTTTCAAGATTCTGATTTTGGGTCTTTGAAGTTGACCCCATCACTTTCCGAGCACTACATAAAATATAACTATTGGGCAGTTCCTGCAACTGATATTCCATCGCAATATGCGGTGACACCTAATCAAGACATCAACGACTTTGTTGAATCCTTCTTTTGGGTTCGGTCAACCGTCAACTGCACAATCTATTTGAAGACAGTGCTAACTAAGGTCATATACAACAGTGGTACACAAAAATACATGTTATCCACAAACGCGCAAGATGTAATCACGGGTGCTGAAGGTACTTATGTCATAACCTTAGGTGCTTTAGACCAAAATAGGTTTCACCTGCTGAGGGCTATTCCCGTGGAATTACCTACAACGGGTAACTATTCTGTGTCGGTACAGTTTCGCGTTGTTTTTAACACTTTGGTGAACGCCTCACTAAATATTTCTCGCCCAACTTGCTATCCGTCATACAGGGTTTTTAGAAATGGATTTGCTTCGGAGGTATTGAATGTACTGCCTGAGGTTTTCCTTGAGTCTGATACTGCTAACTTTTTAACCAATCAACCAACTTTTGTTTTAACTAGATTTACTGAAATTGCCTGCTCTGTTGCTGACGAGATATACGACAAGACTTATCAATTTGAATATCTTGATATTTCCGACGGTCAGGAAAGTAACGACATCGATACTTTGAGTACCCTAATTAATCCACAGATTTGCGACGGTGACACTCTTTTCTGGCTGGCACAGTTCCGTGGAAGACCAATCTTGGTCACTTATCAGCCGTCAACAGAAGGTGTTGGTTGGGAAGTTTTCACCCTTGACAGTGAAACAAGTTTACTTGATGGGAGTAATGTTCTTGGAACTGACGCGTCCGCCTCGTCACAGTTACCTTCAGGTATTGATGCCTTTGCAAGATGGCAAGTTGAGACTGGATATTACGGTCACAATGCGGGCACATTGCAGGCAATGATTAGCGCGATTCAGCGTGCTCTAACAAATCAAAAAATCGTTAGTTACACAAAGTCAACGAATCAGATTGCTTTTACGACAAGCCAAGCAGAGACATTTGGTACGGTCGTCGGCGATGTTGGTGCTTCTGTAGCGAACATTCTCGCCCTAATTGAGCCAGCAAGACCTCTGGGAATGATTGTCACTCACACGCTCACTGCTTGATGTAGAATAGACAAGTAACTTTAAGATTGGGGAATTCATGGAAGAACAAAATTCTGAACCTTCTGTGGATAAAGAAATAGAGCAACTCATTAGAGAGTCAATGCCCGAAGGTCTTGTAACCAATTTTATTATTATCGCAGAAGTGGCTTCTAGTTCTCAACAAGAACTGTCGCTATCTATATCTGATTCAATGACTCCGTGGCTTGCTCATGGGATGTTGGAATTGGCTATAGAAATGATGCGCTCAGGCGAGTACCAATTCCCTTACATGGAGGAAAACAATGAACAATAACATCCAAGCAAATGTCAGTGATCAGGCAGTAAAAGGTGCAGTCCTTGGTGGTCTTGCTTACCTAGCCACAAAATACGGCGTTTCTGCTGAGGTCGTCGCTGTAGTGACGCCAGCAGTTTTGGCTGGTTTTGCTTTCTTGTCAACAAAGATTGGCGACAAGAATACGACTGCGATTTTTTCAGTTGTTGCCAAAGTTG